AGGGCTGGTCCTAGTGGGTAAATGTTGATGCTAGTGCAAATGGCGCCTGCAATAGTTACAACGGTTGCAAGCCACTTGAGATAAAATGTAAAGTCCTTTTTCATGATCTTAGTATAGCAAAAAGGATCTTTTGGGTCAACCGTTAGCTTTTATATAAAAGTTGGGTTTAAGCCTACTCTTAACATTTTCGTAATGAGGGAAAAATACCGAGTCTTCGGCTGTTGGGCACATTCTACAGAGTGTGTTGTGTGGTTTACCAAAATTGTCAACCCATGCCTGTAATTCTTGATCGGTGCAATCTAAACCAAGTCCGGAGTTGAGATAAGGTTGCCAATCCGCATCATTGAGCTGCCCGTGATCTTCTAACACTCTATGAAGTACACCAACACTAGAACATTTGTACAGTTGACCATCTTCTAACAATGGACATATCTGTTGATTGCAAATTTTAAATGCTTCTACAGGGTTATTGTTGTAGGGTTTCATTGATCCATATTCGCCACGATATGTTTTCATGAAAGTAGGTACTTCAGCAATTTCCAAATCTAAAATATGTTCCTGGTTAAAGTATTTTCCGTCTACAATTTCCCAATCAAACCTATTGAGAATAGTATCAACCATATCAACAAAATATGGCTCGCCAGGTTGATGGTTAGTGACTTTCAGATAAATCATTCCGTATTCTTCCATGCAATCCAATATCCATTTGTTTTTATGAAACAGTTGCCCGTTGGTTAACATCATCAATGTTACATATGGATAGTTGGTTTTGAATTGTCTAACCCAAGTTTCTAATTCTGGATTAAGAAATGGTTCTCCGCCTATTAGGCTAAAACAGTCCACCCGCACTCTGCTGAACAGTTTATCAAACCATGGCTTTGCTGTGTTCCATTTGACATATCCTCCGCTCATTCCATAATCGCTATAATTTGTACACCAACGACAAGAAAGTGTACAAGCATAAGTAACCATGGTTTCTAATAAAGGAATGGTAGGAAAATGATTTGTTGCTGTAAGGTAATCATCGGCACATAAATATTGTTTCATTTATATCTTTCTATGCATTTCCTAATAACCGGAGACAGTTGGAGCCAAGGCGAATGGGACGGATACCCAGACGATTACAAAGTTGCTCATCAAGGAATACAACAGTATTTAATAGATGATGGGCACCAGGTAACGAATGTAGGACAAGGCGGATACAATAACACCAAAAGTTTCGACTCAATACCAGCAGTTTCATTTGATCATTTAATTTTCTTTTACACCGATCCACTTAGACAGGCCACAGAGTACGAGATAAAAAACATTTTACCGTTTGATATCATCGATACTCATAAATTCCAGTTACATCGCCGTCTGGTAGATTTACGCAATCAAAAAAACTGCAAAATTACCATCATTGGCGGCTGCGCCAAGTATCTTGGATATTGTGATAACATAGATCATGTGTTGCCTAGCATAAGCGAAGTACTTGTTCCTGGCTTTGAAGATTCTGAATATATGACCAGTCGAGAGTGGGAATACCATTTGATGATTCACGGGGACCATTTGAGTTTTGAACAAAAGAAACAATGGCTAACAATAATGGATGAAGCACCAAAAAAATACAATATCTGGGCAAACAATCCTACCATGTTCTGGCCTGACGGATTACATGCTAACAGGCACGGAGCATTAGCAATCTACCAACATCTTAGAAAACTGTGGTTTAATGAAGCGTCAAGTCTTGATTAAATTGTGCTAGGTCAATTACACCCAACATCTTCATTATTTTTTGTATACTTTTTGGTGGTTTGTCTGGTGGGAATTCTGGAATAAACGCAAACTTCAAATTACCCTCTGCGTCAAAGATAAATCCATAATCCTCTTCGCCAATTTCTTCATCGTAATCTTGAACAGCATCTTCAACTGTTAATTCTAGGCGTTTGCTCACGACTGCCTCCTATTTCTAGTATTTATGGATTACTTGAATAGGATAAGAGCCATGAGCGAAGCCTGAATTACAAAGCCAAATCCAATGGTTACAATATTAAGCATATCCTTTAACAATACAGCTCGGCCAAACAACAATACCAGACCCAGCCACAGGAACATCACTACATCAACACTAGGTGTAGAATCTGTAAGTCCTGTAAGCAAAGCTAGTAGAGTTGGAACAGTAGCCGCATGTAGTGCAATAGCGGCCAACCACCCCATAGTCTCTGCAGAGATTTTGCTAAAATGTGTAGCGAAGAACTCTACCACATTACCTTTAATTCGTTCGAAATCAATTTTGTTTGAATTTTCCATTTTACTTTTAGGTTTAGGTGTTGAACTTAATATGGGCATTTAATCCTATCCTGCTTAACTACCATAAAAAATATGGCGCCCTATTTTTGCAATGGGTTTTTTACCCCATTCGGGCTTGACATAGTCAGCGTGATAGAACATTGCATGTTTGAGACTGGGTAAACGGAATCCTTCTAGCAATACCTTTTTAGCAACTTCTGCACTTTCATTATACAGCGGTTGGTATACAGGTTTCACACGATGGGTTCCGTCGCAATACCAGGAGAACTGACAAACTACTTTTGAGTAGATTACATTCTTCTGATATACGACAGCACAGATGTCATTGGGAAACTTACCACTGTTAGCACGATTGAGTGTAACTTGAGCCACAGCAACTTTTCCTTCAAATGGTTCGCTGGCGGCTTCCCAATAAATGTTTTGAGTTAAGCAACGCAGTTGGCGAGCACGTTCTTCCCCGCTGACTGGTTGCATCGCAGACATCTCTGCTTTCTCGGCCTGTAAGGCTTCGAACTTGTTTTTGGTTACCTCTACCAAGGCGTATGTGGCCACCCACATACCAAAAACGATTGATACAAATTTTGCTAAGTTTGGCAAATATTGTCTCATCTATTTTTCCCTCCTTCTTAAGGTTGTAGTTTTATATAACTCTGTAAATTTAGAGAAAACAACTGCTTTAACCCCATAATAATGGTACATTATAGCACTTTTTCTGGTTTTTTACAAGTTATATGAGTAGTTAATTGGTTAAGTTAACCGGCAATAACATCTGAGCTTGCCGAAGTTACAACATGACCGTTATAGGCGTCTCCTAACCTGCCTACGCCTTTTCCGTTAACTATAACGGTACTACTAAATGAACTCAGGGTCGGCGCATGTAGACCACATCCGGCTGCCGGGTGTGTTTTCATAGCATCGCCTTGTCTAATTGCCCCTACCCCATTGACTATTACATCATCGGATCCTACATTGGTTGCTTGGGTTGTAGGACTCGCACAATTAAATCCAGTTCCATCTGGACTGGCTACTGTATCGGTTCCACTCTTTCTTGCGACCCCGGGCATTAAATTACAATGCTCCCTCTAGTTACTGGTTCGATACCAGTTGTTGTTTTAATGTAATGTTTTTGCATTTGATCTATGCTCGGTGCATGCATGATAACATGATTTTTGTTTAGCCTAATATTTATGTCACTATCTGCTGTGAACAAACTTTGAATTAGACCCATGCCTTGCGGACTAGGCATCACTGTGCAAGGTTTTGCTACTTCATAAGAATCTGTATCGCTAGAAATGATTCGCGCTACAATTTCATCACCGTTAGTCAGTTTAAAACTAACAATATCTCCCTCTTGATAACCTCGTGAAATTAACATCTTACCCTTTCAATTGTTGAAAAAATTCAGCTGGTTTTGAATTAAGTCCATTAAAGCCACCTTCAATTAATTCAAAGCCGTAAAAAATTTGTGGAACACTTCTTAAACCCTTATCTAGCAGCATCTGCCTCGATTCTGGATCGTTTTCGATATTAACTTCTGTGTATTCTACACCTTTACTTTCTAATAATGCTTTTGCCCTTACACAAAATGGGCAATTATTTTTTGAATATACAGTTAACATTTTCTTTCCTATATTATTTTATCTTGTTTACATCTTTCTACCAGTAAATCCATCCAATAACTATATCCTTCAAATATAGGATGAAAGCCATCATCTGAAATTAAATTTTTATTATAACATGATTCAAATTCTCCTTGGCCGTTATCAAGGATCCAATTTGAAAATTCCAAACTTTCGATTAATTTTTCATTATTTTTAAAATTGTGTGCGCTCAATTCTCCGGCTTTTTGTTCAACTTGTTCTATTAATGGTTTATTGAATTGATTTATAATAGAACTAAAATAATGCGTTACATTTAATCCCTTAAGATAATTTTGTATTTTAATTATTTCTAATAAACTTAGATAATGTAACTGCTCATGATCCATAAATTTATGAATGCCTTTAAAGATCATATTAGCATATTCATGATCAAGATGATCCCAACTACCTATGCCGCCAGTAAAAGCATAGTCTTTATTGTAAAGACTACCTTTAGCCATCCAATCTTCAAAATAACTTATGTCATCAACAACTAGATCATAGCGTGATAAGCCAGACCAACTAACATATATTAGATCAAAATTTTCTCTAACTGTCGCCGCAACTACCGAATCTGCAATAAATTTATTTCCGGCTGCTGCGTGACTTAAATTTGTTACTCGACTGCCGGGAAATTTTTTCTCTAATATTGGTTCTAACTCTAAACAAAAGCTACAGCCGGCCACAAGAATTTTCATTACAGGCTGAATCCTTTAAATGTATTGTTATCTACATCTTGTTTTGTGCCACCAATTACATAACTGCTAATTTCTGTTTCCTGTGGTGCCACTTGTACTTCGGCACCAGCAATCCACTTTTGTGTCCAAGGCAATGGATTTGATCCCGGCTTCATGCCGCAGTCTAAACCTACCGCTGTCATACGCTTACAAGTCAACCAATCAACATAGTGACACAATAGTTGTTCGTTAAGACCAATCATTGATCCGTCCTTGAACAAATAATGTGCCCAAGCTTTTTCTTGTGATGCTGCCGCTAAAAACATTTCATTGCATTCGGCACGAGTTTCTTCTTTTATAGAAGCATAATCAGGATCATCCTGTGGTAGCAATTTGAGTAGGGTTTGCGTTGACCCTAAATGAACATTTTCATCTCGCGCAATCAACTTAATAATTTTAGCATTGCCTTCCATTTTTTTCAATTCTGCAAATGCCCAACTACAAGCAAAACTAACATAGAATCTAATGCCTTCTAATGCATTTACACTATTAAGACACAACCACAACTTCTTTTTTAATTCACGACGATCAACAATAACGGGTTGACCATTAACAGTATGTGTTCCTATCCCTAGTAAATTATAGTATTGAACTGATTCAATTAAGTCGTCGTAATATTTTGAAATGTCTTTGGCACAATTAACAATTTCCGCAATGTCTGTTAGCTCATCAAATACAATGCTAGGATCGCTATAAACATTACGTATAATATGAGTATAGCTGCGACTATGAATAGTTTCGTTGAACGC